TATTGTTGCGGAACAAATTCTTTGTGCTTTCTACCTTGTATATAACTTGCAATATATTGTGAGTAATCATGTATCGCAGCTGGTATACGATAAGACTTTTTTAGTATATAATCTCGCCCTGGAAATTCGTTAAAATAATCAACGTTGGCCCCATTCCATTCATAGATAGCTTGGTCATCATCTCCTGCAAGAAATACTTTGTCAGAATGTTTTGCAAGTTTGTATATTAATTTCCATTGTAATGGAGTTAGATCCTGGGCTTCGTCGACAATCAACGTTTTAAGTTTTGGCGGTTTGCCTTTTTCTAAATACTCTTCAATCATATCTGTAAAATCTACACGGTGATCAACCTTAAACTCTTCGTAAGCTTCTATAATTAATCTAAACTTAGCATATACAACTCTTTTTATTTTTTCTTCTTTGTATACATCATCTGGATGCATTAACATGTTTCGTGCTTTGTCGTAAATTCTAAGTGACCAATCGTTCCATACTCGTTGGCCATTGTATTTTTCAAATTGTAATTTAGGTAATCCTAATACTTGTGCAAACTCAACCATGTCTACTTCAGGATCTATTACAGGTTTTGTTTTAAAGTTCTGTCTGCAAAAACTATGTATAGTTCTAAAGTTTCTAAGATCTTCTTCACTGATATCTGTAAATTTATTAGCTGCTCTTTGTTTGGCTTCGTTTACAGCTTTGTTAGTAAAAGATAAATACGCTATCTGATACGGTTTAATACCTCTTGCAAACAATCTATCAAGTTTGTTAAGCAACGTTGTAGTTTTACCTGTACCAGGGGGACCATATATCTTAATTGTTTTACTTTCTAACCCCATTGATCCGCCATTGCATCTGCTATACCCTTAAAGAATCTAGCTCTATTTTTTTGTCTTTCTTTACCACCTATATTATACCAGTTTCCAGGTATTTTTGTACTCTGTCTTTCTGTTACAATATTAGTAGGTTTTAACTTAGGTAAGTTTTTCAACCATAAGCAAGTCTTTTTTTGATAGGGGTGGCCATACTCGTAAGGTTGTATAACTTGATCGTATTTAGGTAATTTAAAAATAGTAGATGGTATTGGATTTTCCACAGCAACTTTACAATCCATATTATAAAAACACATAAAAAATTTTTTAGCATCTAAACCTTTTTTATATCTAGCTTCATTTAGTTGACCTTTAGGATAAAGATGTCTAGCCCCTGCATTCGACAAATAAGTGCAAGGTGGATGTGCAATAATTAAATCCCATTGATATTTTTCTAAATTAAGATGGTTTAAAACATCGTCTTGAATATGTTCACCAGGAGACTCGGAGGGGATGATATCACAGCTTACAGCTCGATGTCCTTTTCTTGTAAATGCGTCTCTCACAGTTCCTGAATATTCACAAGCTACTAAAACTTTAAGACGTCTTTTCATCAAATTCTGCTACCTTTCGTTTAAATAGATTATTAGATCTTTCAATCACAGGTTCAATAAATTTATTACAATACCACACGTTTTTAATTTTTATTTTATCATAGTATTCTTTTTTAACAGCACCATTCTTTTTTAAAAAATTAATTAACTCAAACTTTTTAATTGTTTTGTTTGATTTACGTATAAATCTTTCAAATGTTTTGTATTTGAATACAACCTTATCATCGAACAAATACCACATGTCAGCTTCAATCTGAGATGCATTATCTGCTTGTTGTGTTTCTTGTGTA